GGGCCTAGCGCATGGGATGAACTCATAAGAATGGAGGTGTCAATTCGCAAAAAAAGACAACAAGCAATTTACGATCAACAGGAAAGACAAAGAAAATTCTTTGAAATTATTGCTGTCATTGTTTTAGTTCTTGTTTGTTCTGGAATTCTTATTGGTGGTGCTTGGTGGTTAGTTGAGTATAAAACAAATAGAGGTTAATAATGTTTTTATTTTTTTTTATATTTACTATAACTTTACTTCTGTTTTTAATTGGATTGGTAGTATGGATAGATGAACATGTTCATAAAAATCTGTATATGCCAGAGACAGAACAAGAGAGATTTATTCGTGAAATGAAAATGCACATCGCAGACATGGAATGGAAGATGAGAAAGAATGAATCATGATACACGCTTTTATGTTAGTGGTTGTTTTAGGAACAGGTGAGTTCCGACAGGTTCAGCCCAACCCAATGTATTTTAGAAGTATTGATGTGTGTCAGTATTATGCAAAGGCAATACCAAGACAGTATGGAAACTATTCATATCGTGATAGAGTAGACCCTAAAGATAGGATTACTGCATATTGTAAACCTGTCTATGTTAAAGACGGGCCCAATATCTACGACCATTAAAATGAGTTTGCAGCAATCGCTCTGAATGTCGGATCATTATCAGTAACATTCATTGGAATAATTCTTCCACCACCACCGCTGCCACCAGAGATGTTTGTATTTGATTGTGGTGCGTTGATGATAGTAGTTCCCCCACTAACACTATTTGCAATATTAGATACAGAACCAGACTGAACCATATTTGTTCTAGCACTTGCACTGGAAACATCTGGTACAATCAATCCATTTGATGTAGGTATAAAGAATTCTCTTCCTTGTTCTCCCACAATATAAGATTTTCCTAATTGAACAGGGCCGCCTTTTGCCATAGTTGGAACACCTCTTCTTGCAAGTTCGTCCAATAGAAACTGTTTATCTCTATCACTAATATCATTGTCAGCAAGGATTGCTTGAATTTGTTCTGGTGGAACAGAACCAACCATTGTTCTGTTAATCTCTGAATTACCAACCCAATCTTTATCATAAAAACCACTTTCAGTTGCAGCTGCAAGTGCTTGTTCGGTTGCATCTGCGGCGAACCATGACAGTAAGGTTTCAGCGCCAGGAATAGATTTAATAATAGAGTTAATATCAATACTCATCAGGCCTTTGAACCAGTTCCATATATTCTCTATTGCACCTTTAACAAGTTTTGAGATAGAGAAGTCGCCTGCTTCAGTTGTACCGGCTTCTGCACCCCATGTAAACAATCCTGTTACCCATTCTTTAGCAGATTTGAATGCATCTTTTACCAGTGTGCTCATTTTAAACGGTTCTTCTGGATTGCCAAAACTGAAAACACCTTGTATCCATGCGATTGCTTTATCAATTGGTTTAAATAAGAAATCTACCAAACCACCTTCACCAACTAGTCCTGTCCATAGTTGTTCAAGTGCAGCTTTAGGATCTACAAATGCCAAGTCAATCCAATCAAATACTATATTCAATGCATCTTTTACTGTCTGTGTGAGTGACCAATCTGCGGGCATAGTAATATTAAACCAACCAGTTACAGTTGTGATGGCTGAATCAATTGGACTAAACAACAAATCTACAAGTCCACCATCACCAGTAATTCCCTTCCACAAATTTTGAAGTGCAGACTTTGGATCAGTAAACACTTCCGTAAAGAACTCTGTTGCTTTAGTAAACTTATCAGTCACAAAGTCAGTCAATGAAGTCCAAGTACCAGCAATACCTTCTTTTGCCCATGTATAACTTTCAGTAAAGAAATCTTTTGTTGCGTTCCACTTTTCAGATACGAAGTCAGTCAATGAAGTCCAAGCACCCAAAAGTCCTTCTTTTGCCCATGTGAATGCACTACCAAACCATTCAACAACATCATCAAATGCACCTGTAATTGTACTCCATGTGTCAAGGATAAAACTGAACATAGACATACCAATAGAATCAGTACCTTCAAATCCAAAGAGTCCAGCAACCAGATTAAATATACCAGTTAATACATTATCTACAGTTTTAAAGAAGAATTCGCCCAGTCCACCAATCAAAGTTGTGATACCACCTAAGATATCACCACTTGCAAATTGATCAATTGCAGTACCAAGATCATCAAATAGACCTTTGACATTTTCCCATTGTTTTACAAATACATCTTTAAATACAGATAAGATAGGTGACAGTACATTTTCCCAAAGATTTTTGAGTGCTGGAATCATATCCTCAACAATAAATTTCTTTGTATCTTCCCAATACTTACTTTTTAGAAATACAAGAACACCAGCAACTGCTGCACCAAATGCAAACTTTTTCAACATACCAAAGATATCACCGCCAACTTGTTTTCCTTTGTCTTTTAACATTTCACCGAAGTTACCAGCCATCCCCTTAATTCCACCAGAAATTGATTGGAGTGAGGCAAGTATTTTGTTTTGAGAACGCTCACCCTCTCTGTTCTTTTCTGTTTCTTTGGCACTCGCAGAAGCTGCACCGCCCGCTGCAGTTTCTACAGCAACTTCTTGTTGTTGTAAATTCACAAGAGCTGCGGTTTTTTGATTGTTTTCTTTTAGTTCATCAACGACTTCTGAAAAGTTTGCCATTTAAATTACCTATTTCTTTTTATCTGCATAAGCGTTTGCACCAAAGAAACCCATAACGATTGCAGCAACTGAAACAAAATATGTTGCGGCCATGTCACCAAGTATTTTTGATGCTTGATCTAATTCAACCCAAACTGCAAGGACAACAGCAAAGGGATATAGTAACATACCAAATAAAGAGAACCATGCCATTTGACGCATTGCATCTCTACGAGCATCTGCATCCTCTAGTTCTTTTCTTCTAAATTCCATATTCATCTCATATTCTTCTTGAGAGATGTGTCCATCTCCATTCAAATCTCGCTTTGCTACCGCTGCGTCAACGGTAACAGTCTTTTTCTCTTCCTCAGCCATAGTCTCTCCTTAACTTATTTATCTCTTTCTATCAGCTGCTTGCTGTCTCTGTCTTGTTCTCTCATCCTCTAAATGTTGTAGGAGTAGAGAAACATAAACTTCCCTTTCCCACGGTATCAAATTCTCTATTTCTGTTAAGGAGTATTTGTGATGTTGCATCAGTTGGAAATTCATTCGGTAATAATTTTCCAAACTATTGTGGGAAAGGGCTATTAAAAAAAATCAGACATTCCCTGTAGAACAACTTCACTCTCAACACCAGTTTTGGGGTTTTTAACTTTAACAGATTTTTTAACTCTTGGCATAGATGCAAAGAACTGGTTTACTTTTTCAAACTGTTCATGTGTCATAGACTCAATGAACTCATCTAGCTCTTTATCTTCCATGTCATTTCTAACATATACGTTTTCTGAATCATAAATTTGACTGATGCAATTTTTAATTACTTCAAATGTAGCAACTGTTTCATTTTCTGTATCTAGTTGTGCCATCATATCAATCTTTGGATAATCCATGATTATTCCAATAGTATCAGTCAATTTAATCTTTGTATCGTGTCCAACTTCACGAACACATTCAATTTCTGATAGATTAATTTCCAAAGAGGCTTTTGTCTCCTTGTCATCTGGACAAGTGATAGTTACCTCTGTTTTCTCACCAACTGACTTGGCACGCAACTGAATAAAAACATACTCAATATCAAAAATTGGCAGTTCTTTTGGCTTAAGAGTGTCAAATGTACAAGACTCTACAATGTCCTGTACTGCTCTTATCATATCTGCCTGTGTGCCTGCTTGTTGTGCAAGCATCAGTGCCTTTTCCTCTTTTACAAGGAATGGACGGTATTCAACTTTTTGTCCAGTTGAAGGGAGCGTCAACTCATATTTCGCCGAAGCGAGTTTTGGTAATGCCATAATTTATCTCCTATAGTGCATTATGTAATTATTATACTGGCCCGAATTCATCAACATCTGCATTTGGAAAGTTTCGTCTTTCTTCTACAGTGGTAAATCTATCTGGTGTGTACCCAGCTGTACGAATAGACTGCTCAATGGGTGCAGCATTTATATTTTGAAGTCTCCTAAAAGCATCAATACTAGATGTTCTATCCAAGGCGGGTGTTTCTGAAACTGGATAAATTTGTTCTCTGCTATAACTACCAGCTCTTCTGTCTGGATTTGAAATAGACCTTCCATTTGCATCTAAGAATGTTATGTCCTTAAATGCAAAAGAAACTTCTTGTCTACCCAAATCTGAGGATGATTGAGAAAACTCAATGGGGCCTAATGTTTTTGGAAATGCTTGATTCAATCGAACACCAGACAGTCTTTTTCCATTTTTACCTAATTGGTATATGTTTATAGGACGATGATATGCTTGATAATATTCCAAATCAAAAGTGTTTGGTTTATAGATATAATCCATCCACATCATAAAATAATTTCTTTCAAAGTGTTCTGCTGATAAAAAGAAAGTCATAGACACATCTTCAGCATATGTCAAACCTTGTGCCATCTCATGTGTTGGCCCATAGATATTTTCATTCGTAACAGTTCTGATGTTTCTGCCAGGCATTGTTACAGTTTCAACTCTAAATGAAACATGTCTATCGTCATCATAACTTGGAACCGCTTCTGCTGGTGCTATGATAACAACTTCAAATCTGTTTAAAAGTGCAGGCCCACCATACTTACTAAAACTGCTGATGAATTCGTCTAAAGCTGCCATTATACAGGCCTCCTTGTGTTTATCATTCTTCTAGAATCTGCATAAACTTTGTTTTCAGTTGCTTTAACAAATTTCTGAACAGGTAACAATACTGCAACCATCATTTCGTCTGCATCAATTCTACGGAATGGTGTTTTGACATGATCTGCCAAATATCTTTTTACTGTTGGTTTGACCATAGGGTTTCTTTTAATTCTGTTCCATGTAAGTCGGATTCTCGTAGTGTCATCCATCCTATCATTTGATGCATACTCTGTAATTATGTTCAACAGTTTTAATCTCATAGGTATAGATAGGTAGTGAAAATTTAATCCTAAGAACCCATCTCTGTACTCTTCAATTGGCATAACCAATGGAAACCTATCATAGTATGGTAATTCAAATTTATGTTTTGGATCGTAGTAAAAGAAATTCATTCGACCAAAACTTGGACGGCCAGTCACAATCCCCTCAGAAATGAGTTGACGAGATGGTGGTGTTCCAAGTTCTTTAACTTTCTCACGAAACCATCTAACGCTGCGTTCTTTGCCGCCAGTTTTTTCTAGTATATCATCAAAGTATGTCATACTTCTATTTATACGATTTACCCAAGATGATCCTCAGTGAGAATTTTAAATTCTATCTTTCTATCATTACACCATTCTATAGCAGCTTCCCACTTTGCTTTGTTCACACCCCATGTACGGACTTCTTGAACAAATCTTGGTGTTTTACGTTTGGGTTGTTTAGGGGGGCCACATTGTGCTTTGGGTTTAACCTCAATCAACATTTTTTTTATAGAACCGTCTTGTTGTTTCACCTTAACATAAAAATCAGGGAAGTAACGGTGTCTCCTACCATCTAGAGGAGATATATAAGGTATAATAATTTCTTCACTACCCCACTCTAGGATAGCGTCATTTCTATCACAATAAACCATAAACTTACGCTCCCACAAACTGCGATAAATAATATTTGATGGATCGCCTTTGTATTTTCGTGGTTTTGATGGAATATATCTACCTCTGTATGCCATGTCTATATAAATACTTTCACAATGTATAGGACTATTTAGATGGCAAATGTAACAAACTTGGGATCAGACACAGGTAAACCATTCCTGAAGTACCCTTCAGATGTATCTGCTGATGCAGCAAATTACTATGTGATGTTCCAAATCAATGTCCAAGAAAAATCAAAGATAGATTTTAGTGGCACAGCGTACTCTACAGCTCCTGCTGGAAGAAGTTCGGAATTTAGTACTGTGTCTGTTCCACGACCGCCAACAAGAAAGCTTGGAACATCCATTTGTCTTTATATGCCTGCATCATTAGAAGTTTCACATAAAGCAAACTATGGTGAAGCAGAAATAGGGTTTGCAGTTGCTGCAGCGCTTGGTTCTGCAAAAGCATTGGGATCAAGTGGTTTTGATGCCCTTGGAGCACTTAACGCTGTTGGTGATGGTGCAGAGGGTATGGCTAAGGGTGTGTTGGATAGTACTATTGCTCCTGGCACAGCCGCTGCAACAGACATTATCTCAGGAACCATTAAAAATAACAGAACTGAAATGAAGTTTGAGGGTATTGATAGACGATCATTTTCTTTTACATTTAAAATGTTACCAAAGACAGCAGCTGAAGCTGCTGATGTTGAAGAAATTGTAACAATGTTTAGATATCACTCTATGCCAAAATTTGAAAAATCAGGGGGTATTGGTGTAGAAGGTCGAACAATGATTGTTCCATCAACATTTAATATTTCATATAAACCAGGCATTCATCTACATAGAATTGGTGAGTGCGCTTTAGAATCTGTCAATGTAAAATTTGGTGGAGATCGCCCTCAGTTTTTTAAAGACCATCAACCAGTAGAAACAGAACTTACACTTCAATTTAAAGAACTTGACCTTATCACTAAAGAAAAAGTTAGAGAAGGGTACTAATTATGTCATACTTCAAAAGTTTTCCTAAAGTTGCAGTGGATTTTCATGGTGATGGAGATTTAGTTCTTCTCTCTGATATTACAAAAAGAGTTAGGTTCACTGACCTTGCGAAAAAAAATAATGTTGTATTTGATTACTATGATGTAAAAGATGGTGAAACCCCAGAGTATATTGCAAATGAATTTTATGGTGATCCTCTATTGCATTGGATTGTTTTACTAGCAAATAACATAACAGACAGGTATGAAGATTGGCCAATGTCAGTTGCACAATTTGAAGATTATGTTCATGGTAAATATTCTAACGTAAACGCAACACACCATTACGAGTTTAGTCAAACATCTGGTGATACCACAAAAGTTATTGAAATACCAAACGATGCCGCAAACACAATTCCAGTAGGTGCTGTTACTATAACAAATTATGAATATGAAGAATTATTGCAAGAACAAAAAAGAAAAATCAGATTAGTAAAACCAGAATTTGTTGGACAAATCAAACAGGAATTAAAATCTAGATTGCGTGGTAATTAATAATGTCTGAAATTCAATATGCCGGTGAGTATATTATTGAAGAATGCAAACTGTGTACGGTTGGTGGTTTAGAATTAAATTTAATCGACCTTGTTGCGTCAATTGATATATACGAAGATATATTTCAAAACTCTATTTCTGGTGATATATCATTTGTAGACACAAATGATATTTTGGGTAATGCTCGTATTTGTGGACAAGAAAAACTCAAACTAAAACTTGCAACACCAAATGTTGATGACACTGATGATAGAACTAGAATTATCAACTTCAGTGACCAACCCCTTTACATTTATAAGATAAACAGTAAAATTGGTATCAATGATAACACTGATGCATTCAGTCTATCATTTACTACAGCTGAACTTGTAAGAAACAATTCTATCAGAGTTGTAAAGTCATACAAAGGTGAACCAGCAAAAGACATTATTCTAAACATGTTGCGTGACGATGAACTATTAAATTCTAAAAAAGAATTTTATTATGAAGAGACAACCAATAACTTCAAACTAATCGCACCAAACATTAGACCATTTCAATTTATCAACTCAATCGCTAGACGTTGTACTTCTAAAGAGTATGACTATGCACCTACATTTCTATTCTATGAAACTGTAAAGGGATATTTCTTTAGAACGATTGATAGTATGATGGATAGGAAAAATCCCAGATTTATTTTTAGAGAACTTACACCAAACGAAGATGTTGTGAGAAACAGGCCTGACTTGTTGTTACAGAATATTTTAGACTATGATGTTGTTTCAACAACAAACACCCTAGCAAGTAGACGTTCTGGTATGTACGGTTCAAAACTATTTCTTCTGGATGTTTTCAATAAAGATTATAAAGAATTTGAATATGACTATCTAAAAGATTTCGACAAAGATGTTCATGTAGACAAATTTAATAGATACGGTTCAGAAAAAGGGCCTGCTGCATCAGAACTAATTGATGATTATAATAAAAAGATTTCTGAGTATCCAGATTCAGTTTTGTATTTGCAAATGATTGATAGAGATACGCCCGGCGGATTGTTAAATCCCGCCTATACAGATGCTCACGATTACATGGGAACAGACAAATGGTTGCAGAGAAGAAAGTCTCGTTTTTCTTCTTTGAACTCTGCTGTTTCTTTAAGACTTAAAGTGCCTGGCAATACTGCATTACAAGCCGGTGATTTGATTGGTGTTATCATTAAAGACAAAATCAACGGTGAAAATGATCTACAATTGACAGGTAAATATCTTGTATCTAAACTTCATCACTCTTTCACAAGGGGGCAGGGGTTGCATAAACATGAAATTCTTATGGATTGTGTAAGAGATACAGTACAAACCAGATATCCGATACAGGGTGTACTATGTACAGATGGAGGCAGTTCAGTGGATGAAATTATCCCAACTGGTGAATCAGACCCTGGCGAGGTATTATTCTAAAGGGGGGCCATAAAAAACAACTCATTTGTTATGATTTAACCATTTAACTTAACGAGGTAAGACATGACTTCCAAACTCAAAAACAGACTTCAAAAAATGACTTTTCAAAAACAGATTACAAGAAGAGTAGAGGTTGTAAAAGATGAGGAGACTAAATACTATGAGAAAATGTATAAAGAACGAACTATGGAGTTGTTAGGATTTAAGGATGAAAACATTTACGGAACTGCAAGAGGGGGTTTATGACCCCAATATATTTAAAGCAATTTTTCTAGCAGGCGGGCCCGGCTCTGGTAAGTCTTACGTTGTTCGTAAAACAACTGGTGGACTAGGTATGAAAATTGTCAACAGTGATGATATCTATGAGAAGATGTTGAAAGACGCTGGACTAGAACCTACACCAGAAGATATTTTTTCAGATGAAGGTCAAGCAATTAGAGTTCGTGCAAAATCAACAACTAAAGTCATGCAAGGTAATTTCTTGCAAGGTAGACTTGGACTTATCATTGATGGTACTGGTAAAGACTATGATAAGATTGCAAAACAAGTCGCAGGCCTCAAGAATCTTGGATATGAATGTTACATGATTTTTGTGAACACATCACTGGAAACTGCACAAGAACGTAATAGAATGCGTTCTCGCACACTTCCAGAAGATCAAGTTACACAAATGTGGAACGGCGTTCAACAGAATATCGGTAAGTTTCAAAGACTTTTTGGTGCATCAAGTATGATTGTTGTAGATAATAATGATGCTGGTGAAGATGTGTTTAATAAGGTGTGGAAGCGAATCGCAATGCTGGTTAGGAAAAAAGTAACGAATCACATTGCAAAAAACTGGATTTCGCAAGAGCTCGCTAAGAAAAAACGGTAAATTTTTCAAAAAAAATTATAAACCCCTGTTTTTACAGGGGTTTTTTTTGTCTTTTTTTCTGAAAATCGCTTGACTTATGTTGTAAAAACAAGTAAGATCAATATGTAAGTTGAGAGAAAGAGGTTTGTTATGACACAGTTCGTTAAAGAAGAATTCACTTGGGATGGTATGTATCTCATGTATAAAGGCGTCTTTGAGGGTGCGAAAATGATGATGGATGTATATCCAGATGCCCATCCTAGTTGGGAAGGCAAACTCCGCCCACAATTCATTGCTCGGTTTAAGTATCGTAAACCCTACAAGACTTGGATTAACTTCCTAGTAAAGAATGCGACTGTTGAGGAATATGTTGCCCTTGCAGAAAAGACTAGTCCACTGGACGCAATGCGAACACTTGGTTATGAAGGAGCTTAATATGGATTACATTACACAATTGCAAAAAGAGTATGTGTTCTTCACTGATATGTTGAAGTCTTTAGAACGCAAGAAAAAGAAAACCCCAGGCAATGGTTTTGCAAAAATGAAATGCAAAGAACGTATTGCAGATTTGGAAAAGATTTTCGATGAGATTGACTACGCAGTACAGGTGACATATGATTAATTTTGTAGGAACTCAAGACGCATATGATGCTTACAAGGCTGCCCTTGCTACTAACAAGATGGGTAACGACCTTGCAAACAAGTATGCAAACTATGTTGCAAAGAAATTGAAACAACAGAAAACTGGACGCCTTCAGAACTCTTATGTAGATAGTGGACGCAACAAAGTCTACAAGTCTGAGTGGGCGACAGAACGCAAGTTTCCAGAATGCAAACAGTCTATGACTGAAAAAGAGATTACCAAGTTCTACAATCGTGTAGTCAAGTCTAAGACATACCAAACACTTGCTGCAGAAGGGAAAGGACAATCTAGCCCTGCTCTGCGTATTATGAAAACGGTAAACTACAATGCTCGTATCGCTGGACAGGCATCATATCGTGGGGTTGCACTACAACCTTCATGTGGAATGAACAAGTGGGTTGTGTTACATGAACTTGCACACACTGCTGGACATATGCACCACGATTTACCATTTCGTAAGACACTGGTAAAGCTGATTTCACGGTTCTTAGGAACTGAGGTTGCAAAGGAACTGAAACGGCAGTTTCGGGAACACAAAGTAAAGATGAGTGTTTCGCAAACAATTAAGTCGCCACTAAAGTGGTTAGAAGATTATAATAAGATGGCCGCCATGCGGCAGAAAGTGAAAGGTAAATAATATGACATTATATTTGGATATGGATGGAGTGATTGCTGACTTCTTTAATGGGTTCGCCCGAAAGTTCGGTAAAGATCATTGGAAGATGATACAGGATAAAGAGAAGGCAATCGCAAAGTTGCGTGGAACTGACTTCTTCAATACCCTAGATGTATTCCCTACATCACAAAAACTGATAGACTTTGCTCGTTCTACAGGTGATTGGGGAATCTGCTCTTCACCACTAACTGGTGATCGAGATAACTCTGCCTACTGGAAACGAGTATGGTTGACTGATAAGGGTTGGTTGCCCTCTATCGACAAACTAATTTTCACTGGTATGAAAGAGAAGTATGCAACTGACAAGTTGGATGGAACACCTAATATTCTGGTGGATGACAAACCATCAAACATCGACAGATGGATAAGTAAAGGTGGAATTGGTATTCTGTACCAAGCTAACGAATGTAGTTTTGACTACGTTACAGGAGAAATCCAGAATGCTCTACGCAAAATATAGAGACTTTGAACCAAAGGAAGAGTATCGTGGCCACACACTAGGACTTATGATACATGACGATGGTGATGTAATAAAGTGGGATTGGACTGTTTACAAATTCTTTGGAGTTGAACAGTTCAATACTTCAGATGACAAACGATATACAAACGAAATGTATGAACAGATTACTACTTTAGACATATCGCCATATGAACGTGATATGTCTACCATTAGAGATAAGTTTATGCAGTTTGTTGACATGAATAATGCAGAATATTATTGGCATGAAGGCCCACTTTTTTCATAAAAAACGCTTGACTTGTTGTCGAAACAATGGTATATTATAAGGGTAAGTGAGAGGAGTGATTCGCTATGTTTAATAATGTTGGACATCCAATTGAGGGGTTTGCGATTCTGGAATGTCATCCAGATCAAGAACCCATTATCGTTGCTACCCATCAATGTTTGGGTAATGCAGAAGAAG